GAAGCTGAGATCGGCGTGTTGACCGAACGTCAGTCAGACATCTATGCGACCATTATGACCGAAAGGGGTTCGCATGGCTCAAAGAAAGACAAAGGCGCAAAAGCTCGCAAGCCTGCGCGCAAAAGAGCGAGCCGCTAAGCGAACCAAACCAATCACCGCCCTCGATCTTTGGGCGATCCGCATTCACGAAGCCACCGAGTCGATGAGACGCGCTGGTTGGGAGGATGCGTTGATCACTTCCTACGTTCTCGAGCAATCATTACCGGATTGGGTAATCGCCGCTCCCGAGCGTCCGATTGAGGACGATGACGACGAGGAAGAAGAAGATTATTAGGCGAACCGTTGTAATCAGCGATCTCCAAGTTCCTTATCATGACTCAAAAGCCGTCCGAAACGTCTCAGCCTTTATCAAGCGGTGGAAACCCGACCGAGTCGCCACCGTCGGCGATGAAATTGACCTCCCTCAGCTCTCCCGATGGGAACGTGGCTTGGCAGGGGAATTCGCTGGCACACTCGATCGCGACCGCCGGATTACTCAGGAGGTTCTTTTCGACCTTCGAGTGACCGATATGGTGCGCTCGAATCACACCGACCGGCTCTATAACTCGATCAAAACCAGGCTTCCAGCCTTAGCAGCCTTGCCCGAATTGCAGTTCGAAAATTGGCTTGGGCTTCCCGAGCTAGGCATCAAATTCCACCGCGACCCTATGCCCATCGCTAAGGGTTGGATCGTGCTTCACGGCGATGAGGGTCAGGTATCCCAGAAGGGTGGTCAAACAGCCTTAGGATTGGCTCTAAGGCATGGAAAATCGGTGGTCTGCGGTCATACCCATAGGGCAGGGCTTTCGGGGCTTACAATGGCTTCTGGAGGCGTTTTAGGGGGTATTCTCTGGGGCTTCGAAGTCGGAAACCTGATGAATTTCAAGGACGCCAAATACCTCAAAGGTGGAGCCGGTAATTGGCAGCAGGGCTTTGGGCTGATTTACGAGTCCAAAGGCAAGGTCACGCCGGTATTCGTGCCGATCGAGAAGGACGGCTCATTCATGGTCGAGGGTAAGGTCTATGGTTGATCCCTGGGTGGACATTCACCGCACGATTGACGACCATATTGACGACTTCGATGCGGCGACTGATTTCGTTATGAAATCGTTATCAACGACACGCCGATAGCCGGTTGCCGATTGGCTGGACAAGCGTAGATTTCACCTTGCCGGACAAACCACCGGCAGAATCGGGAAATCATGAAGTCAGCTCAGGAAATCAGAGCGATGGCAATTGCCATTCGCCAGAAGTATCCGACACTTACGAATTCAAACGACATCATTCGGCAAGCCATAGCGGACAACATCCTTAGCGCAAATAACAAGAACGAGAATTTGGCTGTCTGGGGTCGCGTCGTTAGCATCCTGAATCGTGAGGCGTTGCTATGACCGCAATCGGTTTCGACCCATTAGCCATTTATTACATCATCGCACTTATAGCCATCCCGGTCTTGGGATTGCTCTACACCGCACTCACCGAAAACTTCTATTGGAAAGGATTTAGGGATGGAAAACGACTCGCCGAAAACAATCGCAGCGCGGGAAATACTAAGAGAATCTGATGCAATCCGAAGCGATCGAGGTGCGGTCTATGGTCACCCGTGGACTAACCATTTACGAATTTCGAAGCTTTGGTCGGCATATTTGGATATTCCGATTACGCCAGATCAGGTCGCGGTATGTATGGCATTACTCAAAATTTCACGACTTGCTGAAACGCCAGGTCATCGAGGACGTGACGGATACGTGGACGGTTGTGCCTATCTCGCACTTGCTGCCGAACTATCAACCACCGACCCAACTGAGTTCGATGCCTATTAGAGCCAACCACGATTCTAAAATCTGGTGCGACATTTGCAAAATACGCTATGGGAAGGTCGGTGCGGAATGGCACACTCGGGCAATGACGCCAGCACGCTGGATCGTCATCAGCGAGACTAAGGAGCGACGTGGACGAACTAAGGCATATTGCCAGCCATGCGCCAATGAATGCCAGGTCGATGGACAGGGCAAAGTCTGGACGTTTCGCGAGCAATTGGACTACGCGCTAGGAAGGGAAGAATTGAATGGCATGGAACCTGAACGACTATGAACCGGTGGAAGATCGACTTCGGGCTTGGTGGGAAGGGCATCCGTTGGGTCGCATTGAAACTGAGTTGGTTACATACGAAGGAAATCGCTTTATCGTCTGCGCTTACCTTTATCGAGACGATGAGGATTCGGTTCCCTATGCGAACGGTATGGCAGAGGAAACTATTACTGATCGAGGCGTCAATTCTACTTCGGCTTTGGAAAACGCAGAAACGTCGGCTATTGGGCGCGCTCTCGCTAATGCTGGATACGCTGCAAAAGGAAAACGACCAAGCCGAGAGGAAATGACGAAGGTAGTCCGTGGGGATTCACCGGTAGTCAAACATCCATTCAAGCCAAAGGACGAAGTCAAAGAGGTTCCAAACGAACCCGAAACCGTCGTCTGGGATGACGTCGAAACGAAGGCGTTTGAAGATACCGGCACATTCATCGCGGATCTCCAGGCGCAGCTAGGCGCATCGATCGAAGGCTTCAAATGCGCTCATGGCGACATGTTACGCAAAGAAGGAACCTCAAAGGCTGGTAAGCCTTATTGCGGATATGTTTGCGGATCACCACGCAAGGCCGAGCAATGCGAACCTAAGTGGGCCAAGATGGTAGGCGGCAAATGGGTCTTTGAAGGTCGAGCTAATGACTAGCATTGACCGAACCGGAGAACCGAACACGAGACCGGTCAAATGCGATTGGTGCGGTATTGATCTCGTAAGCTATTCAGGTTTCAGGGTGCAAATGCATGAGGAAGATCCATTCGACTATAACTGGGCGTGCGTAGTCCATTACGAATCGGCATGGTAATGAGTAGGAGGCAACGTGGTCGAGAGTCTGAAAAGGTGGTGGCTGATTACCTCGTTAGGCAGGGTTTCCACACCGCTCATGTTACGTCTATGGCGGCTAGTGGCTCTGATGTCTTGGGGATTCCTAACCTGGATATTGAGGTCAAAGCTAGAGCCGGACTACCAATTAGCGAAACTATGGCTCAGCTCAAAAGAAGGCGCAAAACGACCGGATTAGGCGTTGGCGTTCTTCGAATGAATGGGCAGGGTGAAAAGGTGGTCGGAGATTGGGTCGCCATCCTGACGTTCGATGATCTAATCCACCTATTGAAAGCGGCAGGTTATGGAGCTCGATAAGCGAGTCCAGCGTTGCCTTATGTGTGGGAAATGGGTTTATATGCGCGAGCTTTGCGAGGATTGCTATCCAAAGGACAATTATGAAGTTGCTTAGCCTATGCACCGGCTACGGGGGGCTTGATCTTGCAGTTGAAGAATTCTTCGCCGCGGAATTGATTGGATGCGCCGATATTGATAAGTCAGCCAACCTCGCCATCGAGAAGCATTTTGGCGTGCCTAACTATGGCGACATTCGCAACATTCTAAATTTGGATATTGAGTTCGACATTCTTACGGCTGGTTATCCATGCCAGCCATTTAGCCACGCAGGGCAACGAAAGGGGATCAACGATGAGCGACACATCTGGCCGCATATCGCTGAGATTATTAGCAAGTTTCGACCAGGTATCGTCGTCCTGGAAAATGTCCGAGGACATCTCAGCCTCGGATTTCTGGAAGTTCTCAAAGACCTTACCAAAATCGGGTATGACGCAAGATGGCAGATTGTTCGAGCAAGTGACGTCGGTGCACCGCATCAAAGAGCAAGACTTTTCGTTGTTGCCTACACCAACAGCACGACACGCGAGCAATCACGACGAACCGATCGAGCAATTCGAGGCAAGGGAAGCCAGATCGTCGACGGGTCAGATAGGAAAGAGCCTGGGAGTGGCTTTGAGGCTCTTAGCAACACCCACGCAAAACAGTTATCGACAAACGGGCAAATGTCGAGATTGGGGCGGCGATTTGCGACACGATCTGAGTTGTCTATGCAAGCAAACCCGGATCCGTTGGTCGATGGACGTTTGAACGTTGAATATGTCGAATACATGATGGGTTTGCCTAAGGGATGGGTTACAGACCTACCAATCAGCAGGGCTCAACAATTCAAGCTTTTAGGTAATGGAGTAGTTCCTCAGCAAGCCTTCTACGCATTGGAGCAACTATGGCGACACGCCGTCTGACCTGCGGTTATGTGAATGGGCTTGACGACCGTGATACGCTTAGCCTGCCAGCCGGCGGAGTCGGAGCTCGAGCCGGGGCAGTAGCGACCGGGAGAGCTCTATTTATCACGCTTTTGGCGTTCTTCATCATTCTTCCAATTAGCCTTCCTTCTGCTTATGCTTGGAAAAACCATTCTATGAATTTGAAGCTATATGCTCATAATCAGATAAAGGATTGGTCTGAGTTCGAGTGTTACGTTGAGCTGATACATCGTGAGAGCACTTGGAACTACAAGGCTCGAAACGGTAGTCACTATGGCTTAGGTCAGATGCGGTCAACCTGGTATAGAGATCTCACACCTAGAGCGCAAATACGAGCTCACCTGGATTACTTGGATCACAGATACGAAGGCTCAGCGTGTAAGGCACTTCGGCACTTGATTCGCAAGGGCTGGCATTAGTGGCAAGTCATCTCAAAGGCAACGGATCAACGAGTCAATGGCGAAGGCTTCGTCAGCAGATACTTAGGCGAGACAATCACACGTGCTTTTACTGCGGTGGTGAAGCGACGACCGTTGATCACATAGTGCCGAGATCAAAGCTCATCGATCAGAACGCGGATACGCCGGACAATTTAGTCGCCGCTTGCGCGAAATGTAATTATTCAAAGGGGGGTAGGTTTTTTGATAAGCCACCGACACCATCGACCCCCCTGGGCTCTTTTACCTCTCAAACGGCTACGATCGTCCACTACGGCGAGGAATCGGGCTCGCAAAACCTAGATGGGGAAGCTTCGTGAGCGATCTGGACTTATCGACAATAAGAGGTGTTACAGAGCCGCGAATTCACTCAAAATCCCTAGATTTACCGTCTCGCGGTCAGGAAATGATCGACTTCTGCCGCGAAATCGGCTTCCCCTTGCTTCCCTGGCAAGAATGGGTCGCCACCGAGTCCCTCAAAGTCAAAGAAAACGGTCGTTGGGCTTATCCGCTCAATGGGCTTCTTATAGCCAGGCAATCAGGCAAAACCACCTTCATGATCCTTCGCATCCTTGCCGGAGCGATGCTATTTGAGGACGATCTGCAGATCGGAACGGCGCACACAATCTCGACCGCCCGGGAATCCTTCAAGCGACTCGTGGACATCGTCGAAAGTTCCAAGCTTGCCGGTGAAGTGAAGAAAATCCGGTGGGCGAATGGCGAACAGGAAATCCAATTCCTCAATGGAGCCCGGTATATCTACCGAGCGAGCAATAACGCGACTCGCGGTATCTCAAAACCCGAAGCCATCCATCTCGATGAGCTTCGAGAGTATAAGAACGAAGCAACCTGGGCATCGATTCGCTATACGCTCCAGGCAGCTCGCAATCCTCAGACCTGGATTTACTCAAACGCCGGTGACGCCTCATCGGTGATCCTGAATTCGTTACGTGATCGCGCTCTCGCCTCTCTGAGCGGTTCGGGTGACGATATCGGTTGGTGGGAGTATTCGGCGCATCCTGATACTCCCATCGACGGATCTATGACCATGTGGAAAGGCTTAGCGCAGGCGAATCCATCGCTTGGTTACACGATCCATCCTGAGAATCTGAAAATGGCTCTCAATGATCCACCGGACACCATTCGAACCGAAATGCTTTGCCAATGGGTGACGACTTTGAATGGTGCGGTCGACCCTGACCAATGGGAATCGTGCCGGGATGAAAAAATCGTCCTTGATTCTCAAAAGACAACCTGGCTCGGTATCGATCTCAGCCCAAGCCGTCAGGAAGCGGCTTTGGTTGCAGCTCAGAAGCTCGACGGCGACCGATTCGGTGTCGTCCTTTTGCAGACATGGAAAAACGATTTGGCTCTCGACGATAAAGCCCTGGCGAACGACATCGCGCCCTGGGTTCGAAAGTATCAGGTCGAGACGCTTGCCTACTCGAAGCAAACCGCATCCGCGATCGCGGTCAGACTCATCCCGGCTGGTATCCCGGTGCATGACGTCGATGGTAACGATTACATGCAAGCGTGCGACGAATGGTCGGGAGCCATCAATTCAGGCAGGTTCAGGCACTCAGGTCAGGAGGAATTCAGTAAGCAGGTTCTCTCAGCCGTGAAATATCAACGTGGGGATAGTTCATGGGTTATCGGTCGTCGGGCATCCAGCGCCACCGTTTGCGCTGCCGTCGCGTCAGCCCTGGTCACGCACTTTGCGACTCGGGTTGACGAT